TAATAATAAAAAATTTCTAATTGAGACAAGAAAACAACTAATAGGTATACGAAATCTACACTCTAAACTCTCTTTAATTATTGAAACTTGGAATGATAGTGAGTATCTTTTTGAGACAAGTAAAGATGGTATTACCTTTATGCCACTAAAAGTTAATAAACTCTCTAATCATTTATTTAAATATGCAGATAAAGTAATTCTAATGTCGGCGACAGTTATAGACCCTTCAAATTTCTGTAAGAGTTTGGGTATAGATAAGTTTAAATATGTTGAAGCCGAGTCATCTTTCGATCCAAAAAATGCTCCCATCTATTGCAATACAAAAGTTAAATTAAACTACCATAACTTAAAGCGTAGTCTACCTAAAATAGTAGATCAAATAAAAGAAATTTGTGAGTTCCATAAAAATGATAAAGGTATTATTCATACACGAAACAATACTATTACTGAATTTTTATCAAACAAGTTAAATGGCTCAAGATTTTTAATTAGAGAGCCCGGAGTGCGTAATGAAATGTTGCTAGAACAACATTTACAGAATAACAGCCCTACAGTATTAATATCACCATCTATGTCACACGGCGTTGATTTGAAAGATGATTTAGCTAGATTTCAAATTATTATTAAAGCTCCCTATTTACCAACGAAAGATAAGCGCATTGAAAAGCTAATGAACGATGACTTCAATTGGTATATTAATAAAATGCTATGCTCGTTAATTCAATCATGTGGACGGGGTGTAAGATCGAAAAAGGATTATTGTGTAACCTATATATTAGACGGGGCTATAGTAGAAAGCGTTGTAAATAACAGGCATAAACTGCCGAAATATTTCATCGACAGGTTTTTGTAATAAATATATAAGTACGTATGAAAAACCGAGCATTTCATTTTGAAATAAAAAATCTTTTAACGCAATTTGTGGCAGCGTTTGATGATACGGTTATAAGTAGATATAATAAAGATAGAGAAAGAAAGAGTAATATTGAAGTAAGATATGTATTTGCACCTAAGCAAAGGGTGATGTATGATATTATCAATAAGGCTCAAAACATAACATTACCAGCGGTTGCAATTAACTTAACAGGAATTACCCGCGATAATGATAGAGTGTTTAATAAGCTAGCACCAACATATATACCAACACAAAGACAAGATGATCCAAAAGCATCAGCGAATTTTTTAATGCCGGTCCCAGTGAATCTTGAAGTTAGTATGTCAATACTAGCTAGATATATGCAAGATATAGACCAAATTATATCTAATTTTGTCCCATATAACAACCCGTATATAATATTATCTTGGAAGATACCAGCAGAATATGGACTTAGTTATGATCAAGAAATAAGAAGCGAGGTTTTATGGGATGGTAATCTAGTGTATAGTACACCAACAGATACTACGTATAATGATAAATTTAGAGTTACAGTTGATACTACATTTACTATTAAAGGATGGTTGTTTCCAGAGCAAAAAGATACAAAAGGTAATATCTATAAAATAGACAATAACTTTATCGCAGTTAATCTCGCAAATAGAATTTATTCACCATTAGATAGTAATGAAGTTGTAAGTAATGCATCCTATACACAGCAGGGATACGGCGCGTTATCAAGCTACGATAGTGGTGTACCTAGTGCATATTCTGAAACAGTAACAATTTCAGCTATACCAGAAATAACAAATCTTTATTATGCGACAACAGGCACGTTAACTCAAATATATCAAACTACAACTAATATACTTTCCTCACAACCAAATAATTTTATATTATACGGGAAACGATTTGATTACGATAACGACTTTTTCTTAAGCGCGACAGATATGGGAGGCCCACTACCAGACAATCCTCTATATTCTAACTATCAAGAAATTACTTCTGCAAAATCAACTACAATTAGCGGTTATAAGCTTAGTACTGCTCTTTACAATGTAGTAAATGATAATATAGCAAATATCTTTTTACCAACATCAACATTAAGTGCTGCTGGTAAATTTGTGTTTGTAACAGCAAATGAAGCAGGCTGGGGTTCTTCTTACCCAGCCACTAGCTCTATCCTCAAGATGACATAAATATATACGAGATGCCAGGAATAGGATCATCAACCAGTTCAGACCAAAATCGTTCATATGTAACTAATGACGGTCGCGCCTCTACCTTTGGTAGAAATTTAATTCAATATATTCAAAACAGATTACCGTACGCTACAGACGGTCGTGGAGAGAATGATGCACTGAATCCAAAATATAAATTCTTCCAAAAAGCAGGTATGAAGAGAGCAGAAGCTCTTGCAAAAGCTTCAGTATCTTCCTCTAATCCTTTTAATAACATCCCAATCGGAGACTTTGCTAAAGATTCTTCCTTTGGTGATGTAATGTATGCAAACATACAAGACGATAAAGGTGGTAGATTAAGAGATTACAGAATAATGGCCGCCTACTCTGAGGTGTCTGATGCTTTAGATGAAATATGTGATGAGACAATCAATCCAGATGAATCCGGGTGGATAACAAAATTACAATTAAAAGATATAGATCTAAATGTCGATGAAAAAGAAGAACTCGATAAACAATTTCATAGATACGTAGAATATTATGATCTAAAAAATCGTGGTTGGCAATACTTTAGACAATTAATGGTTGAAGGAGAGGTATTTTTTGAACAAATTATCCATGAAGAATATGTAAAAGATGGTGTGTTGGGTGTAATTAACTTACCTGCTGAAATCATCGACCCTGTGTATAATAATATACAAAATATGCTGGTTAAAGGTTTTATATACAGAAAACCAATCTTCAGTCCAGTACACCCAGAGAAAGTCGAAAAGATTGAATTTATACCCATGGATCAAAATCAGATCATGTATGTGAATTCTGGTGTATATAACGAAACTAAAAACTTTGTTATTCCGTTTTTAGAAAATGCGCGCAGACCATATCGTCAGCTTTCTTTAATTGAAGACGCTATTGTTATATATAGACTAGTCCGTGCTCCGGAACGACTAGTGTTTAATGTTGATGTAGGTAATATGGCGCCACCAAAAGCTGAAGCATATCTTCGTAAACTTATTCAAAATTACTGGTCAAGAAAAACGTTTGACATAGATCAAGATGATATTGTTAAAAAGTTTAATCCACAATCAATGCTTGATGCATTTTGGTTTGCAAAAAGACAAGGATCAGAAGGAACTTCTGTTGATCAATTAGCAGGTGGTGCAAATCTCGGGGAATTGTCTGATTTAATGTACTTTATCAAAAAGCTTTATAGAGCGCTTAAGGTACCATCAATGCGATTAGATCCTAATGATCAAGCTTCAGCTGACGGGGGAACAATACTACGTGAAGAATTAAAGTTTGCTAGATTTATTATGAGACAGCAGCAACGGTTTGCTGCTGGTATTAAGAAAGGATTTGTTACACATCTTACACTGATGGGTATCTTTGAAAAACTTGAATTAAACGAACAAAATATTGAAGTTGATTTTAATGTACCTACTAATTTTTACGAATTAAGAGAAAATCAAAGACTTGAGCTTAAATCCAATAATTATAACACCTTAGCTGCCAATGAATTTGTTTCTGCTACATACGCACAGAAAAAATACCTCGGTTGGAGGGATAGAGATATACTTGCAAACAGAGAATTTTTAAGAAAGGATGCAGAATTACAATGGGAACTAGCACAAATTCAAGCTGCCGGCCCGGCTTGGAAAGAGCAAGCATTAGCCGGTGAATTAGCAGAAGGTGAAGCTGCTGTGGGTGGTGAAGGAGCCGGTGTCGGAGTTGGTGGAGAAGGTGGGATCCCAGAGTTCGGCGGTGGCCCAGCAGATGTAGACGCGCCAGAAGACGTGGACGTGGAAGCTGAAGTGGATGTAGAAGAAGAGCCGGTAGTTTAACGTGCCGGGTTTGAACTATAAAATTGAGTTCTGTAATAGACTTTTCCTGATCCGGACGATGTTGCCGCTGAGACTTGATTTACATTTGTAAGACCCCTAACAGTTGTCTCAGTGTTATCACTTATCAAAATTCGATGATCAGGACGGTTGGTCTGGCCTCCATAGTTGCCACTTGTATCAACATAAATGAATACATCTTGACCAGTTTGGTTATATATAATAACCTCAGAGCATGGTTGCCCCACCTTTACTGCAACAGCTGGCGCAGTAGGTGTACCGGATCCATATGGAGCTGGTGCGTTCGGATCTTGCCCAGATAATTGTGTTATTGAAGTTGTAATATGCCTCGAAAAAGAAAAACATT